ACAATAACATTGATACAGTTGCTAATGCTATTACAAATATAAATACAGTAGCAGGTGCAAATTCAAATATTTCAGCATTAAATGCAAGTGGTGTTATAAGTAATATTGGAACTGTAGCAGGTATTGCTTCGAATGTTACAACAGTTGCAGGTAATATTTCAGGACTTAATTCGTTTGCAGATAGATATAGAGTTGCATCATCTGCACCATCATCTTCTTTAGATGAAGGAGATTTATATTACGATACAAATGCAAACTCTTTAAATTACTATAATGGAAGTGCATGGGTGGCTGTAGTTGCAGGTGCAATGACTTCTCTAGCAGTAGACACAACACCACAATTAGGAGGCAATTTAGATGTAAATGGAAATTCTATAGTATCTGCAAGTAATGGTGACATAACTATTGCACCTAATGGAAGTGGTGAAATCAATCTTAATGGAACTGTAAACACAGATAATTTAACTATAGACTTTGGGAGTATAGCTTAATGGCAAAATTATTAAAACTTAGAGGTGGTACAACTTCACAGCATGGATCATTTACTGGTGCTGATAGAGAAGTAACAATAGATACAGATAAAGAAACACTTGTAGTACATGATGGAAGTACAGCAGGTGGATTTACTATGATGCGAAGTGACATCATGCAAGAAAATTTAAATGTAAATGGACAATCAATAGTATCAGCATCTAATGGTAATATTGCTATTACACCAAATGGATCAGGTAAAGTTGTTATTGATGGATTATCACACCCAACATCTGATGGAAGTGCAGGACAATTTCTTAAAACAGATGGATCAGGCACACTAGCTTTTGCTACAGTAGATACACAAGCATTTGCTAGTGGCACAAAAATGTTATTTCAACAAACTGCTGCACCTACTAATTGGACAAAGGTTACATCAGGTGTAGATGACAGAGCATTAAGAGTTGTTACTGGAACTGTGGGAACTGGTGGTAGTGTTGCTATGTCAACAGCATTAGGCACACCTGCAGTAAGTGTTGGAAGTATTAGTGGAAATCCGGGAACAAACCAAACTGTTGGTGCAGGTAATTTATCTGTAAGTATGAGTGGCTCTATTAGTAATACTACACTTTCAACGAGTCAAATACCAAGTCACTCACATGGTATGACAGTTATTGCAGGGTCAAATGTAGTTGCACAAGGTATTGCAATAAATGGTATTAATACAGAACAAATACAACAAAACGTACACACAGCAAATACTGGTGGTGGTGGTTCACATAATCATGGACACAATCTTAGTGGTTCTATGAGTGGTAATCCAAGTATAAGTGGTAATATAACTGCAGGTAACTTAGCAGTTGGAAGCTCTACTGCAACAATAAATGTGCAATATACAGATGTCATTATAGCTACACGAGATTAAATGAAATTAGAAGTAAAAGATAATTGTCCTTTAAATGGATTTAAAAAATGCAAGCAATTTAAGTGTGGTTGGTTTGTTCAAATGAAAGGCAGTAATCCTAATGATGGAAAAGAAGTAGATGAGTATGCTTGTGCTATAGCATGGTTACCTATGTTGTTAGTAGAAAATGCTATGCAATCAAGGCAATCAGGAGCGGCGATTGAATCATTTAGAAATGAAATGGTTAAAGCAAATCAATCTAATCAAAGTCTTTTAGAGATGTCTAAAATACTTGAGTTAAAAAAGAGAGCATTAAGATGAACGACATGACTAAAATAAAAAATTTAACTTTTATTAGTGCTTATGAAAATTTAGCATCTAATGATTATTGCAATAGAATGATAAAGGCTTTTGATAAATTAGAAAAAAATTGTTCAGCTAGTTCAGGTGCTATGACAAATGGAGAAGGAAACAGAAAAGATTTTTCATTTTATTTTGATGACGAAAGAAACCACACAATATCTTTAGCTCAAGAAACAAATGCAATATTAGACAAAGGTTTGGCTAAATATACAGATGAATACCCATCACTAGAGCCACTTCAATATTACAGCAAAGTTATAAAAGTACAAAGAACACCTCCAAAAGGTGGGTTTCATATGTGGCATAGAGAACATGGTGTTGGAGAAGTGTCACATAGGATTTTAGTATGGACAATTTATCTCAATGATGTTCCTGAAGGCGAAGGCGAGACAGAGTTCTTAGAATATGGCATGAAAGTACAGCCAAAAAAAGGAACAGTTTGTTTTTTTCCTGCAGGATTTACACATACCCACAGAGGAAATGCAGTTTATACACACGATAAATACATAGCTACTGGTTGGTACTATATACTATAAGGAGAAATAAAATGGCACGAATAATATATATGAAAGATGGCGAAGCTGATGGTACATCACGAATATCTGTTGATGGAGAAAATATAGATAGTAAAAACTTTGTAGGTATTGTTGCTAGTAATATTCATGCAATACAATGGTACGATACAAAAGGTGAAATAGAATATAATGATGGTAAAGGTAATGAAGAAATTACAGATATTTCGTCTTATGATTTTGAAACAAAACACAGCACAGAGAAAAAAGCTATTGAAGATGCTGAAGCTACAGCTATAGCTAATCGTACTTATGCTGAAAAAAGAGCAGTTGAATATCCATCTATAGCAGACCAACTTGATGATATTTATCATAATGGAATTGATGGTTGGAAAACTACAATTAAAGCAATCAAAGATAAATATCCAAAAGGGTAATTAAAGCTAATGGTTAAAGCTAGTGAAGTAAAAGCACAGATAGACACACACGAAGCTGTGTGTGCTGAGAGATGGAAAGAAACTATCTTACGAATCAAACGCATTGAAGCAATTATGATTGGTACTGCAGGTACTATGATACTAATGATGGCAGGTTTACTACTGAGGTGACACTATGCTTGAAATGCTAGTAATTGCAAATAGTGCCTTCGCTGTTATAAAACAAACACTAGAAAATGGAAAAGAATTAGCTTCAGCAGGTAATGCGATAAGTCGTTTTGTTAGTGCTGAAGATAAGCTACAACAAGATTTACATAAAAAACGTAACAGTATATGGACTAATTTATTAGGAAGAACTGATAATGATCTTGAAGAGTTTATGGCACTAGAACAAATCCGTGTTAAAAATGAAAAACTTAGAGAGTATATGCAGTTATATGGTAGGGCAGGACTTTGGACTGACTATCAACAATATTGTGCTGAAGCAAGAAAACAAAGAAAAGAAGCACGGATTAAAACAGAAAAACGTAAGCAACAAATTAAAGATACTATTCTTAAAGTTATATTAGTTATATTAATTACTGCTTTATTGTCAGGTGTTGTGACTGTACTTGCAATTATAGCTAGAAAGAAAGGGATAATATGACAGCATTTATGTTAGCTTGTTATTTAAATGGTGTAGTTCAAGGAGCAATCTATTTTAGAAATGTTGCAGACTGCACATTCTATACAAAATATTTAAGCAATCAAACATACGACACTGTAACTGGAGAGAAAGCTACTTACAAATGTATATGTAAACTTGTGCCACAAGTAGACGATAAGAAAGTGAGAGTTTACTAATGACAGAAGATAAAAAGAAAATTGTTAATGTAGACATAGGGCAAAATAGTTTTGAGTTATCACTGAGGATACTTGGTAATGAGTTTGTTGCTATTAAGATTGGCTCTACTAATTTTAGTGGCAAGTTAATAGCAGGTGGTATATTATTATTATTCTTTACTTTAGTTTTGCTTGAAGGCTTTGGTTTAAATGAAGTACTTAAACAATAGAGGAGTAAGTAATGTTAACTGCATTGATAGGTCCAGTAAGTAAACTTGTTGGTAAGTTTATTGAGGACAAAGATGTTAAGAATAAACTGTCACATGACTTAGCTACATTAGCACAACGTCATGCACAAGAACTTGCTAAGTCACAGATAGAAGTAAACAAGATGGAAGCACAATCTCGTCACTGGTTTGTTGCATCTTGGAGACCCTTTATCGGTTGGACTTGTGGTATCGCTTTGATGTGGCATTTTGTCTTGTCGCAATTTATTTTATTTTTTGCCACCATGTTTGGTTACTCTTTACCTGCATTGCCTGAGTTTGATATGGGTTCATTGATGACTGTGCTAATGGGTATGCTTGGTTTGGGTGGCTTAAGAACTTTTGAGAAGTACAAACAGATATCAAAATGACACAAGTTATTTGTTATGTATGTAAAATAGCTATGCAAAAGACAGAGCTAAAAGATGTTTATAAATGTCCTGCTTGTGGACTAATAGAAAATAGAAGGTTAGAAGATGAACATAAAACAATTCAGAGAAGAACTTAAACGAGACGAAGGTGTTAAGATCC